TTAACGAACTTAATAGCCATGACCTTATTTTTGTTATTGACCATGTAGGCAATCCTTCTGTAATAGTTCCTCCTGAAAGATATACGATTGAGTACTGGGTAAATTGAGCTAAGATACCTACATATACTAACAGAGGAATTATACCATGATTACTACTTCAGACGGTCTTAAAATTGACAGAGATGAGAACAGTTACGAGCTACATAACCCCACTGACCGCACCATTACCTTCAGGGGCCTCACGTTCCCCGCTGGTAGCCGCATGGTGCGATGGGTGAACCAAGTCCCGTATCGTCCTAGCGCGTCTCCTGGGGACAGAGAGGACCTCACAGCGCAAATCAATCAAGGCTACTCTACTACTCCTGTGTATTTTGGTTGGTGTAGGCCCTGGGGCAACCAGTACGGGGGTGTTACAGGAGGTGAGGACATTGACATGGTTGTAACAGCAGACAGCCCACAAGAGCTTACAGCACTGTACAAGAAGGCTGAGCGCATCCTTGATCGTATGCCTGACCTTGGGCATAAGATAGCAGGTTTCGCTAGGTTTGATTGGCAACACATACGCAGAGCCACAGGAACGCTCCAAGCTCTTGCTGATAGAGGAGATGAGCGAGCACAAAAAACAATGCTTAGGTGGGGACATGAGTGGATTGAAGAGTTCACTGCTAACCTTGCTGCTAGAACTCAATTCGTTGAGGACTTCCCTAACCGTGGAGTTAAAGTAGGCAGAGCACATGGGTGGGGATTGCTACTAATGCTAAGCTGTTGGAAGTACAGCGGTGGCACTGAATTTAGGGATGCAGCTTTGGCTTGGATGTCTGTATTTAACAAAGGCATAAGCCCTTGTGGCTTGGTTCAACGAAATACTAGCGACAAGCTTTACGGGTCTAAGCATGGTAAAGTAGGCTTCTGGCAATGCTATGAGCACGCATTTATTATGAATGCTTTATGGGAATGGCGTGAGGAGCTTTGTAAGAGCAGAGAAGGCGTAGCCGTAGCCAGTAGAGTGAAGCTGGAAGAGATTTTATTCAAAGGTAGTGCAGAACTTATTAACACTGAGCTATGGGACGAGGACCGTGGAGGCATCCTAAAGAACTGTGCTCATGGTGGAGATGATCCTACAACTCCCTCATTGTGCAGAAACTTCCCCCTACACTCCAAGTACCTAGAAGGAAGGTACGCCATAAACCTCTTTGCAATGGCATACTCACTGACAGGTGATACTGATTTTATTGACAAAGGAAACAGACTAGCCACCCCAGATTCACCTAACGCTTCATTGTGGCTATCTTTAGTACAAAATATTAATGACCTTAATTGATAAACCCTGGGGAGTGGAAGAGATCCTTGTAACAACGGATCAGTATTGTATTAAGAAACTGTACATTGATGCAGGACACAAAACATCTCTCCATTATCACAGTAAGAAGCTTGAGACTCTGATACTACAAGAAGGCTTGTGTGATATTATTTTGAACAATGAAGCTATGCTTATGTGTGTAGACGAACCTATCACAGTAGAGCCCATGCTTGTTCACAGATTATATGCACACAGGGATTCAGTGGTGCTGGAAGTGTGTACAATAGACGAAAAGAATATAGTTAATTCCATAGAACGTGTCGAAGACGATTATAATAGACTATGAAGAGAACAAAGGAAGCCTGTGGGTCTTGTGGGTATGAGTCCTACCAACTCTTCTCCCTTGACTGCCATTTTGGCAGTACTCTACTAGAACGATGGATGCACCCTAATAGCAACCTCCATGTCTGTCGTGCCTGCTTTGATGCTCTGTTGCTTTGCATGAAAAGTGTAGTGGAGGACTTCATTAGAGAGGCAGAGATAAGTGCTACATGGAGAGAGAATCATGACTAAGAAAAGAATAACACAAGAAGAAGCACTTGCCTTAGCATACTACACAGCACAGAAGGCTAAAGCTAACCTAGAGGAAGACCAAGAGGAGACTCAATTAAAAGTAACCTTTGAGCCTGCACCACCTAGAAATAAGTGGGACACAGCATTAGCAGTAGCAACCATTTGTCTTGCTTTCTTTGGCCTGTATATGATCTTTCATGCATTGATTAGTCTTCTGTAATGATTGAAGTAAAAAGAATAGAGACAGGAACAGAACACGATGATGCATTCATGCTCATGGTTGAACAGTTCCCAGAACTAGCAGGATCAACTTTAGAGTTCTATGAGTACCTACTAATAGCAAAGAAGTCAAACCAAGTAGCGGGTGTAATAGCAGTAAATAAGTACATCCCAAAGAAAGCTATGCTGTGTGCTATTGTGGTTAAGAAAGAACTTAGAAGCACAGGTATTGCACTTCACCTCTTAAAGCGTATGGGTATGCTATTACAGAGAAGAGGGTACACTCATCTATTAGGATTCACAACCAAGGACAACAAAGCAGCACTAAACACATTCAAGAGAGTGAACACCAATACAGATGAACAAGTAATCATCTCAAGTGAATTAGAGGTATCAGTACCTCATATTGAACAGATAGAACACAGAATCAGTATGATTAAACTAAAGAGAAACATACTAAGGAATGGGAAATGAAAGAACAAGATCAGTTCGCAATAGAGAAGAAAAGATACAATCACATCAGAGTAGTACTTTGGTTAATACTTGCAATGGGTATCATTTCCCATTGTACTGGATGTAGAGGAACCAAGGAAGTCAAACCTACACCACCTACATTCACATCAATAAAACAAGAAATCATAAATGAGTACAACAAAGCACTAAGAGGAGAGAGATTACTTTATTGCGTAAGCTGTAGTAGACAATACACAGTATACTATAGTGAAGTATTCAAGAGAGTATTCCCTACAACACATAGAGTACCACATAGAAGAGATACATGCCCTGGTAGCTTTGAACAAGCAAGACTAACCAAATGAATAACGCCCAGGACAGTAGACAAGAGTTAACAGTATATAAGACTAAGGTAGGACTAGTCTATAGAACATTCAATCAATCTAGCTCATCAATCCTAGGGGATGGATTACTAAGAAAAGGTAGTAATGTATGGCTAGATCATCAAGAAGATAATGGTGACTATGTTCTAAAGTGTTTCAATGAATACAAGGATAAGTATATTCTAGTGAAAGAAAACTATTTTGATGAACAATTAGAAGAGGTTGGAGAGAGTATTCCTTGTAGCTGTTGTCATTGTAACAAATGAACTGGTACCCTGGTAACATGGTAAAAAGATACCCAAAAAGTCAAACTTATAGTATAAAAAGTGAGAAGTATACTTCCCACCCCCAATAAGTCAAACTATATACAAGCACCCAAAAAGTCAAAGCTTATGCTGTTTTATGAATAATACTATACTGATACCCAAAAAGTCAACCAAGAAGTCAACCCCAAAAAGTCAAAACATAGTGTGAATTAGGTGTTTGCTTGACCCACACCAACTCACACTAATTCGAACAAGTTCAAAAATACTTCAAGAAATGCTTTTCCATCCACACCCCAAAACACTAGTTTATTAGGAAATTGCATTTAAAACTACCCCACTTTAAAGTATCGTAAAGCCACTTTCCTCGTCGCACAAACTAAAAGTTTATTAGGAAGTCGCATTGTATACACTATAAACCAGTCCAAAGCTGCGCCTCTTATGAGGTAAAACCCTCCCAAACTAATCAAAGTCTGGGAGGGTTTTTCTGTTTCAATCACTTAGTATCTGATCAATCAATTCAATCTTCTAGCTCATCTCTAACTGGTTCATCTTCAATTTCGGGATAGATAACAAAGTTACCATCAATATCATATCCAGAGTCCCACCAATCGAATATAGCGTCTAGAATCTTAGTCTGCGTATTGGTTAGTTTTTTCATTCTTTATCTCTAAAGGGGCTGCATTCATCGTCACAATCTCTACACCAAAAAGAATCAACTGATTGAGCGTCCATCAATTCATTAGGGGTGAAAGGTCCATCCTCATTCATGTCCCCGTATATATGCCATAATTGTTCAATTTTGAATCCGTTACACTTATCACATTTCCATTTATTCATTAGATTTTCTCGTCCAATCATGTTCAGGATCAAAAGCCTCATCTGAATCATATTCCCCAGTGTATATAATCAATTGACCGTCATTATCATACTCTAATGATGCATTAGGGAATAGGTTAGTAATGGTATCTAGAAGATGGTTATAGTCGTATTCTTTCATTAGTGAGTCCTAAATCTAACGGTTTTATTTACACTTAGGGCAAGTTCCTTTTTTTGGATGCATCTTTTCCCATTCTTTTATACTGTAAGCACTTCTAATTAGAGGCTTCTTATTCTTATCGAGAAAGTATACTTCTTGACAAAAGATACAACGTACCCCGAAATCATGGTAAGAAGGATCGCATAAATCTCTAATATTAGTCATTAGTGAGTCCTATTCTTTATCGTCTAGTGTGAAAGGAATTTCACGGTTTTAGGGGTTGTCCAACACAAGCCACAATCAGCGCATGATTTTACCTTATTGGTTTGTTCGGGGCAGGTGAATGAGTTAGCATCCGATGACTCAATTACAGCATAGGACCAATTACTATCCAATTCAGGCTCACCACTCTTTCGAATAACGCAACGCTCATTGAATCGGTTATTCAGCAGGAAAAGAGCCTTACCAATTGAACTATCATGCTCGCGAGCAGTGTAGCCGAATAGAGCAAGCTTATCATACTTCAAAAGCATCTCTTGCCAGAATTCAACGTATGCTACACTATAAAAATCACCTAGAACGTGCAGCCTAATCACTATTCCCTCTTTATGCTTATTCAATAGCATAGGGATCTCTTGTTCTAGCTTATCAATAAGGCCAACCGTATCAAAGCGATGAGCGAAAGGCATATTGTTACCATAACAATCCACCCAATGATGGCATGATGTAGGACAAGTTTCACGTTCTGTGAGAGTAAGCGCATATAAACGCTTTCCTTTCCATTTTTTAGAGGTTACTTTGAAACCTAGTTTTTTGTTAGTGGAGCCCTTTTTGAGGACTGAAAAATCATTCGGGGACTTGATCCCCTTTTGATAACGTGTAGAGATTAGGGTTTTCATGGGTACAGTATACCACAGTTTATGGGCTAAGTCTAGAATATTGTGCGAATTAGTTAGAGGGGGCTGTCATAAGTGCTTACTGTTAAGGGACTTAGGGCGCTCGGCCCCGGCGGCCCTTTGCGTTATCCTAGCCAGTCTATATCATTAGATTTTCTCGTCCAATCATGTTCAGGATCAAAAGCCTCATCTGGATCATAAGGAGCTATCCCACACAACTCACAGACGCCGAGGATATCGAGAGAGACGGTATGCCCAGCCGCATCACAATCAGGACAGATGAGATCTTTGTTGTTTTCCATGCCTGTATTATACCATGCTCACAGAGGAATGCAAGCACTATTTTATATCCTAAGTGCTTACTGTTAAGGGACTTAGGATCGCCGCCCCGGCGGCCCGTATGCCATTTTGGCAGGAAGAACAGGCAGGCCCGTTTCAGGACCATTTACCCCCTTCCCATAGGGACGGCGACCTGTTCATAATTGTATTGGTGGAGGTGCAGGGAATTGAACCCTGTTCCAAGAAAGTTCCCGTGTAGGGTATTCTAACCTGTCGAAACCAGATCACCCCCGAATGGTCTTGCTTCCCGAGGTTAGACCACCCTCGCTTTCTTTATACTCCGTTGGAATGACCTTCAGAGTTACCCTTTAGAATGTGAAAGGAATCCTGCCCATCTCAGCCGTGGGCTGAGTCGTGGGATGCGCCTCCGCTGCACCTTGATGTCGGCCCGTAGACGGATCCACGGGAAGCTCACGACGTAGTTTGATGTAAAGGTCCAGAGCCTCGTGTACATTATCAGGGTGGGTATTGGTAAAGTAAAGCTCGCGGAATCGCTCGCCTGCCTCCATGCTACGCTGTTGAATGGTAGCCTCATGAGTGTCGGGTTGAAAAGTAGTTTGAGTAGTCATAGTTGTCCTTTGTAAAGGGTTTCGAAGGGTGTATTATACCACGCTAGGTGGCACTTGTCAAGTTTATTCGCCGTAAAGATCCTCGATTTCATCGGGCTCAGAGCCTAGCTCATCTAGATCCTCACCATGCCAGTAGTCCGTCTGGCGATCAAGTACTCCATCTTGGAATACCTCCTCGTTCTCCCAGTTGTCAACATCCGAACCCTCGTCGTAATCGTATTCATCCCACATGCTTACTTCCTCTCTTTCATGCCTGTATTATACCACACTGAGGGCCAAAAGCTACTACAAACCACAAAATACTTTCCGTCGTAAGTGCTTACTGTTAAGGGACTTAGGGCCTTCGGCCCCGGCCCCTGCCTATTTCCTCTTTCCTAGCTTCTTATTGTAGTATGCTTTTATTTTCGGCTCTGTTATCTTGTTTAACTTCCTATTGTAGTATGCTCTTATTTTCGGCTCTGTTATCTTGTTTAGCTGGCTATCATGTACCATTCTTAGTTGATAGGCTAATCCCTTTTCATCCATCTCGCAAAGTATTTCGATGGCTTTAAAAAGAGCGTCAAAAGGTGCCCTCTCTTCGTGCGTTAGCTTAAATTTATCGGTCATTATAGCACCACCCAAACGATTAGAGCCCACAGGGGGATAGAGCAAACGATTGCAATCATTGCACCTCTAAAGGCTTTCATTTTTCTCTTCCTGTAGCTCTTGATCCTCGAAATATTCATCGAAGAAATTACTTAGAATCTCAATAAACTCATTCATCGTCGCCACCGAATACGCTATCCTGGCATTTCTGGCACATGCCTGAAATGGTGTATTCTTTGATTGAAAGCTCATCTCGGAACGAATCCGCAGTTATGCCAATCATATCACAGGTCATGCACTCACCGTTAGCGATGGTGCGAACACGGGACTTGCCCATCCAACTATCCAGGGCAGCTTCAACTTGAAGACTTTTGTTTGTCGCTTTCATGCCTGTATTATACCATACTCAGGGCTAGAAGCTACTACAAACCACAAAATACTTTCAGTCCTAAGTGCTTGCTATTAAGGGACTTAGGGCCTTCGGCCCCGGCGGCCCGCCAAAATGGCAGGTGACGAGGTAGGGCGTAGGCTTCAAAGCTGATATTGCGCTCCACCTACCCCTACTAACGACCCGTCTAGCCGCGCCTTAAAGTACCGTAGACCTCAGGCGAGTAGTCTACCGTGGCGATTATTTAACGCAATTCAGTGCGCTTCAATCATGGGCCTACCATGGCCCACTACCCGACGAATTACTTCGGGGTGGAATAGGAGGGGAGAGGATAGCCTTTGCAGTTTCAATGCCTTACGCCAGCTATTTATTCCTCTCCCCTGTAGTATCATCTAGCCCATATAGCGATGATTCACACCGTTAGGGGTCACGAATTGACGGCTGTTCTTATAGTGCGCATTCCACGCTGAACGGCATTCGTCACAAGTGCCCGTATAGGTGTATTCCTGCTGTTTAGTGTCAAAAATAGTATAAATAGAACCGAAACGGAACATAACAGCGTTTTGGTTCGAACGAACCACAGACATGATATCAGAGAACATAAAAATCCTTTATAAAGAGATGTAGGGGAGGACCAATTGCCCTCCCCTATAGGGTAGCCTAGTTGGCTGTAAGGCTGGCGACTACTTGAGCAATCTGCTCGTCAATTTCCGCCAGTCGGTCTTGTGTTTCAGTGACGGAGCTTTCAGCGTCCATCTTGAGACGGTTGATTTTGAAGATCCATTCCTCATGTGAGGCGAGGCGACTAGAAGCGGATTGGGGACCATCCCCTAGAATCTTCTTAGCCTCGCGGTATTGCTTCTGCACATCGTTGCGCTCGGTAACGAGCTTGGCGACTGCGGGGTTATCTTGAGCTTCTGCCTTGGCCTGTTTCACGCGCAGCTTTTCGAGGCGTGCCTCGGTTTCAGCGATGATCTGGGCAGGCGTGCGTTGCGTTCGTTTCTTGTTTTCCATGTTGGTATTATAACCTATTTAGGGGCTGCTGTCAACCTTTATCTTGTGAATTGAAGTCGGATTCTATCTGGACCGTACACTCGGGGCATAGCTTGGAGCCTACAAAGGGCTGGATTGAGTACCAGAACACGGTAGGATTGCCGCAGGAGTCGCATATCGTAGTCTTTTCTGTCGTTTCCATGCCTGTATTATACCATACTGAGGGCCAATTGCAAATGTAAAATGGATTTATCTTTTGTCGTAAGTGCTTGCTGTTAAGGGACTTAGGGCCTTCGGCCCCGGCCCTCCTGCCAAAATGGCAGGGGCCTAAGCCCCTGCTCTGCTTATTCCACTGTCCTAGCCTTTTGCTCATCGGTCAAGTAATATACCATCTCCTCCAATTTAGGATCCCAAGTCATACTGAGTTGGTCCTTCTGAGCCATATCAAGAAGCATCTGGCTGAAGATATCATTATATTCTTCTTCAGTCCCACACATTTCGAGAAGACGTTCCCATACTTTATTCTGCATTCAATGCCGCCTTTTCCATCTCGTAATCAATAGCTTCTTGGATGTCGTAAAGGTCATGACCATCCCAAAACATATCATCGACCAGTTGGGCATAATCGGGGTAGTCTTCAAAGTGGGCCATGCAACCGTCAATGGTGAGGGAGTAGTGTGCGGGCAGTTCGTTGTTGTTTTCCATGCCTGTATTATACCATACTGAGGGCTGAGATCCAGAACCATCTCGAAATACTTTCGATCCTAAGTGCTTGCTGTTAAGGGACTTAGGGCCTTCGGCCCCGGCGGCCTGTCAATCTGGCAGGTGGTCCGAGTGCCACCTACAGGAAATACATTTTACGGGTATTGCGGCCTCGTTTACGTCGGTTGTTTCCCTCATAAACGTCCCGCACTCCTCGCAGCGGATAGCGAACAAAGGCTTAGCAGTTGATCCCATAAGTGAGTTTTCCGTCCTTGTGAAAGTGCAAAGCTGGCGAAGTGCCCCAAGGCGTCGCATCATGCTATCAATCTCTTTGAGGGCCTCATTCATTGAGTCCTCGATGTATTCCTTAGAGGATCTCATCACACGCACCCCATGATAGAAGCCTTGCCATAGTTGATATCCCGCTCTACCTTCATGCCCATAGGTCCCACAATAGCCTCAAGCTCGTTGAGCGTGAAGTAGCCAAGCTCACTCTCTAGACCCTCGACAAGACCGAAGAATGTCCAATCACCCCCAGGGGCCTCTTGAGGCGAACCCTCATAAACGTACCAAGTCCAGTTAGCATCTGGAGTAAAGAATTTCACAATAACCTCTTTGTGCTCTGCTATGATGGGCTCAGTAGCATACAAGGGGGGCATGATTTCAGCGATTTGTTTAGTCATCAATTGCATGTTAGTAAGCGCTTTCACAGAGTTGAAGTACGGTATCCCAATCGTTATCCTGGACAGCCTCGATGATAGCACCGAGACGATACACAGGAACGTAGGCAGCGACTTGATCGGGGAGGCAAACGAACTTGTCATCCTCGTTCATCACAGCCACTTCCATGGTGGCTGTGGGGCCGAGATCGTCGCGGTAGCTATCAGTCTCGCGTGCAGCCAGTTGGTAATTGTCACAGTAATGTCCATATCCAAAGCCTACGCTGAGAGTGTGGCCCCCGAGGTTCTCGATCTGAAAACCCCCAAAGCCAGGAAGGATGGAGCGCATGGGCTTGATCGTTGTCTTTTCTGTCTCTTTCATGCCTGTATTATACCATACTGAGGGCTAGAAGCTACTACAATCTCGAAATACTTTCAGTCGTAAGTGCTTGCTATTAAGGGACTTAGGGCCTTCGGCCCCGGCCCCGTCCCAAAAATGGGACTAGAATTTATCATCCAGTTTTTCAAGTGCGCTTGGATCGTTGTATTCGAGGTAAGCCTCAGCAGCCTCAGCCATAAGCGAAAGGGTAGGCTCAGTAGCCCCAATGTACCCTTCCAAGTATGCAAAGAACTTACCTGTAGTCGACTCCCCATACTTGAGGGCTGCGATGAGTAGAGCAGCCATATACTTTTCAGATCGTCGCATCCTGGGACGAAGCTCAAGTTGTAGATCTTCAGTTCTCTGATTTTTGATAAACTCCACATCATCGAGGGCTTTATAGATATCACGCAAGCCATCGCGGAGGCTGGACTCGACTGCGTGAAGTGCGTTGGAAACGTCTTTCTTTGAATCTTTCATGTCTATAGTATACCCTACTTTGAGCCCTTTGTCAACTGTTTCTTCACTTTTGCCCAATATTTCAGGGTCGCCTTCTTCTTGTAGCCCGTAGGGCCACCGTTGTGGATACGAGCGCAATGCTCAGCGTCGAACTTCTTAGGGTCTGTCCACTTCTCCCTAGCGTACCGCTTCATGTAAGCGTCTGTAATGCGTTTGGCATACTTGCGAGTGTAACAGTCCTTATAGACCCCCTTGATACCAGACCGCTCTACAGCGTCCTTCCAGTAAGGCTCCCATATCTGTAGGCACCCGATAGCCTTACCCCCATCCCCCACAGCGTCATCCCTACCGCTAGACTCCACTTGGATGAGGGCATTCAATAGGGCCTCCTGCTGAGGGGTGTACTGGGCATGGGCCATCCCACACACTAGCACCATAGCAGCTAGAACTCTCATCGTGCTACCTCTCTCTTGAGAGCACGCATGGCACTGGACTTGTATCCAAAGCGCATGTACCAACGCTGCCACTTGTTGGCACCACGGCTAGTCTCAAGGCAGTAGGGAGCCCCCACATACTCACTCGTACCAATGGGTGTTCCTACTACTCGGTAGGTAACCAGCTTGTTATTCTCGTCAACCTTGCCAAGTCTCTTTATCTCTTTCATCTCTATCATGTTTCTCATTATACTATATTATCGACCATATTGCAAGCATTACTTGAGGAAATATATTGTTGTAAGTGCCTATGGTATAAGCACTTAGGACGATTGATGTAAGTGCCTATGTTATAAGCACTTAGGACGATTCTTCAGGAAAAGTTCGCGTTGGTGGGACTCCTATATGCAACTTCCTAACCCATAGATACATCGTCTTATCATGTAACACCTCCTAAAAAAAACTTATATAAAATTTTCACATATCCAAGGAACCTTTAAACTAGCTCCGACTAAAAAAATACAATTCTAAAAAAAACCCCCTGACCCGTGTTATCGAGTCCTAACTAATTAAAAGAACTTCTAATTAGTTTTCCCAACTTGGATAAAAAAAACAAAAGATATCGGAACAAAGGACCTAGATACTTTGAGAAGTTAGCTCACATTAAAAAGAAGGTTAAGGCCTTTTTTAGAATTGAGTCTAAAAGAAAGCATGGGAAGAAGTTACTATGAGACGTAAAGATGTTATGAAAGCTAATCGAGAAGCCCGTCTTAAAGGAGGTCGGCGTGGAGGTAGTAAAACTACTAGACGTAACCTTGGTATTACAGAAGAAAGTACACCACTAGAAGTAGTTGAAGAACCCCCAATCGAAGAAAAGGTAGTCGTAAAAAAAGCAAAAGTAGCTAAGAAAAGCTCATTCTGGAAAGGTAAAGGCAAGTAATGGCAAAAACAGTAAAAACAAGTTCTCTTCCCACAAGTAAAGCGGGTACTTCTACAGCACCGATGACAGTATCGGGCATGATACCTACCTCTGGGGTCGTTACTGATAGTTCTGGTCCTTGGATGATTGAAGAACAAACTCTAACCATAGATTATACAAGAGTTCCTCATTACGCAGCTTCTTCTGTTACTCACAGTTTGGCTACCCCCTCTAGAGGATATCGAGTAGCAGCTACTATTCTAAATGTAAATGTAGAGGCAACGTATAGTAAACAGAAATCATATGATCAGTTTACTACTTCAAGTTGGACTCAACCTCAAACGTTCATCTACGATACCCAGGACAATGATAACTACAATGCTAGCTATGGAGACACTGGTGCTTCTGCATTAGGTCCAAACGGAACGATCAATACTCTACAAAAGTGGTACCATAGGCGTGCTTGGGTTTCTAGTATTGATGTTGAAGAAACACAGAATTGCGTTGGAACACGCCACTACTTCGCAGGATTTAGTGGAATGAATACTTTTGGAGGGTTAGTAGCCACTCCTGCGGAAGATGGGTTGGCAAATTGGGGTGAGTTCGGTAGATTTACTCCTAAAAGAAACAAGGCTCATACCTTCATGCGAGGTAGTCAAACTGAGCAAAAAAATACCTTATACACTTTAGCTGGACCTTACTCTACTTCCTTAGAAACAGGTTCACGAATACAACAAACCATTGATCTTATTGGTACCATAATTAGACAATCATCTTTATACGGTATTGGACCTGCCCTAACAGCAGGTGTTACAACTTCAGAAGGTATTTTTGCACAAGCTGATGTAGGATGCTCTTCCTACTCTTCCTCCAGACATGAGTGGAACTAGGACAAAGGAATAATTAATTATGGCTACCCCCCTTACAGGATTAAACAGTGTTAACGCTTCAGGTATGATTCCTGCGTCTGGAACTGCACAAGTAGGTGCTACTTCTGGTCCTTGGATGATCGAAGAGCAAGAACTCACTATTTACTATACAAGAGTTCCCTCTTATAAAGTTTTTAATGATGTCTTTGGTCTGTCATCTGTCTCAAATACTACTAAAGTTGAATGGACTTACATTCAAAACAGAGTTGAAGCAGAGTACACAAAATCATACTCTACTGACCTTTACTCTACTTCAAGCTGGACTCAGCCACAAAAGTTTGAGTACCACCCAGTAAGCTCAGATGCTTATGGAAATTCTTATGGAAATACTGGTGTATCTGCTTTAGGTCCTGTAGGGACTATCACAACTAAAGACAAGTGGTACCATAGGCGTGCTTGGGATGCTGCTGTAGACTTTCAAGTAGCAGAAGATTGTGAAGCTACTACGCATTACTTTAGCCAGCTTCCTCAATTAACTAATATTGGTGGTGTTACACAGATTCAGGTTAATCCCGCTATTGATGGAATGTCTTATTTTGGTGAGTTTGGTAGATTAGACCCTAAACCCTTCGCTAACCACACCTTTGTAGACGGGGATTCTTATTACCACAGAGGGGATCAAGAATATATCATCTTTGGCCCATACAACACTAGTGCAGAAACTCCTTTAGCTATTCAGACCTACGTAGATGGTATAGGTTCTAAGGTGGAACAACTTGATATGTTCGGTGTAGACGGAGGAGAAGGTATCCTACCAAATCCCGCACAACCTAACGTAGCTTTTAGAAATACAGGCTGCCAAAGTTATGACAATAACCGACACGATTGGACATAAAAAATAAGGTAGGTTTACCTAAAACCTTTCTTTGGAGTATTATATGAAAAATTTAAATGTAAGAGATTTTGTTTTAGGGATTGCAGTTATTCTCACACTCTGTAATACCTACTTTATTTCCGGGGCTAAGAGAACTAAACCCAAAAGACATAACCAAAACTTCTCACGAAGTATGGAATGTAAGAAATCAGGTAGAGGTATGGAAAGAGGAAGAGAATTCAGCATCAAAAAAAGAGGCAAAAGACCAACTCATAGATCGACGGCAGGGTAGGCAGTTTACGTCTTTCTGCGGTGGAACTTCGCATAACTCCTCATGTAAAAAGTGGGGAGTTATTTTATGTCGCGTAAACATCGTTCCAAATTAGAGGAAGCTCAGTATTTGCGATAAAAGCTTCTCTGTTTTCATGCCAAGAGTCCCTACCAACTAGTTCTCCTCTTGAGTGGTGCAGGATATTAAAATCCATGACCTTATTCACAAAACCTAAGTCATGTGCTTTGGAAGTATAATGAATGTCATAGAAGTCCCACTCACCTGTAAAGTATTCAGGCTTTTCTAAGCCCACAGCTTCAATACATTTAGGAGTCGCCGCTAGAAACAATCCATCTAGGACTACAACCTCTCTGGTTGGACATTTATTAGGAGTGTAATCAGTCCAATACTCTACACCTTCAGGAGTTATATGAGACACACGCCCTCTGTGCTTGCGTGCTTCCCACAAAGTTCGCTCCCACCATACAGCAGTCTCCCCTAAATGCGTTGTCCCAGCCGCTCCTACAAAGCCTCTTGTGGTAGATTCTGTGAACATAGCCTCTAATTTAGCTACAAACTCCTCAGGCTCTTCCCTAATCTCAATATCATCATGGCAGAAGATAACAATGTCTTCTTCGGCAGGATTAGCGTAACCAAAGCCTCTCTGATAAGCTTTAAATATAGATTCTGCGCGGGAAATCAGAAAAACATTGATCTTGCACCTAGATAAGAAGGTTAGTAGTTTATCAGTTACCTCTGAAATGTCTTCTCTAGAGCGGGTACAGATGATTGCATGTATAGCCATACACTATAATACACTACAACCCTTATAATTTTACATGGAAAACCAAGAAATAGTTGAGGAATTTAGAAAGTGTGCAGAGGATCCTGCTTACTTCATCTCTAATTATATCAAAGTAATTCACCCCGTTAGAGGCTTGGTTCCTTTTAAGTTATATCCTTTCCAGCATAAGATTTTAGACGCCTTGGAGGGTAAAGATTCACATAGGTTTAATATCCTACGTAAGTTCAGGCAGGCTGGGTGTACTACTATTGCTTCTGCTTGGTCTTTGTGGAACATTATCTTCAAAGAACACAAATCAGTTGTTATTTTGTCCAAAGGTGATGCGGAATCAACGGAAGTTCTTGATAGAATTAAGCTAATGTACGACGAGCTTCCTGAATTGTTTAAACCAGGCATTGTAGAGGATAACAAGCACACTTTAAAGCTCACAACTCAGTCCGTAATCAAATCTAGGCCTTCTGGCAAGCAATCAGGTCGCTCCTTGGCTGGTTCTATCCTAATTATTGATGAAGCGGCCTTCATTGAGAACATTGATACCATTTGGGCTGCTGTTTATCCCATTATTTCAACGGGAGGTAGAGCATTCGTTCTATCTACGGTCAATGGTATTGGTAACTGGTACCATGATGTGTATCAGAATGCTGTAGAAGGCAATAACTCCTTCAACGCTATTGATATTAGATGGCAAGATCACCCAGAGTACAGTTATAATTCCGACTATGATCACTTGTATAAGGTTATGTTGGAAAAAGGGTTGGATGTTCGTAATTGGGAAAAAACTACCAAAGCAAACCTTCCCACAAAACAGTGGCTCCAAGAGTATGAGTGCTCTTTTCTAGGCACAGGAGACACGTTTATTGAAGGAGAAGTTCTAAAAAATATCTCTCAACAAACAAGCGATAGCTTCTATACGAAATACAACAATAGAATGCGTGTTTGGCAGGACCCACAACCACACTATTCCTACCTTTTAGCATGTGATACCTCTCTTGGACGGGATAGAGATTACTCAGCGGTTCAGATCATTAATATGTATAATGGACAGCAAGTAGCTGAGTTCTACTCCAATAGAACCCCTATAAATGAGTTTGCTAAGATTATATTCAACGAAGGTATGCTATATAACGTAGCTCCTATAATAGTGGAGAGAAACACCATTGGGAATAACCTAATTGACTGGCTCTATAATACTTTTGAATACGAGAACTTGTGGTCTGACGAAAAGGATGATCTAGGCTTTCAAGTTACTGCTAAAAACAGAGAGAGTATTCTTGCAGAATTAGAAGAGGCAATCAGAACTGATCTTATAAAAATTAACTCAAGTAGAACTTGCGACGAACTAATGACCTTTATCATTGGTACGGGAGGCAAGGCAGAGGCAGAAAAGAATCATCATGATGATCTTGTAATGAGCCTAGCCTTAGCAGTCCATGCTTACAAGTTCTTAATGGACACTACACCTGTGGAGTTCCTCTCTAGTGATCGTACAGAGGAGAAACCACTAGAACCTAGTATGAACTACAAGCATAGCTTTAAAACATCCTACGGAGGCGTAAGCAAAGAAGACTTTACATGGCTGACGAAGTAAAAAAGGAAATAAACGAAAGCGGATACACCACCTTCGGGGGATCCGCAGGTAGATCAGGGACTATGTATATCCCTACTGGTCCTATGGGGAAGTTCTGGGCGAAGTTCTTTGCTACCCCCGCCCAGATTCCTGCCCAGAAAGCCATGGATCAAGGGCTAGTAACACCAGAGTCAGGTGACACAGTAATTAACACTGATGTTATCAAAGATATAAACGTTAATAAAGGCCCCGCTCTTGGCGGGGTTGTTCGTAACCCTGTAATCCCCCAACTAGAGCTTAATAGAAGAAAACGATACAAAGAGTACGAAGAGATGGATGAGTATCCTGAGATTGGTGCTGCCTTTGATATCTACGCAGACGATTCCACACAAAAAGGACCAAGAGCAGAGAGATGGTCAATCAAGTCTGATAGTCCCATGGTAGTAGATGAGGTTACTGCTTTATTCGAAACCATCAATCTACAAAGATTCTTTTGGGATATTGTTAGAAACACAGTTAAGTATGGTGATTGCTTTGTTGAGTTGATTGCTGACATCAAAAGACCTGAGAAGGGTATTAGGAAACTTAAGATTCTTAACCCTAACTGGATTCTAAGAGTAGAGAATGAGTTTGGGCACCTAAATAAGTTCCTACAAGAGATTCCAAATAGTGAAACAATGCAGTACTCTGAAACTGCTACTACCCAAGGGGAGCCCCTTAAGTATATTGAGTTAGATAAAAAACAAATTATACACTTCAGACTTCATACTTCTGATCCTGTCTTTTACCCTTACGGTAAATCTATTGCTGCTCTTAGCCATAGAGTCTTCCGCTCCCTTAAGATGATGGAGGAGGCTATGATGATTTACCGATTGTCGCGTGCTCCTGAGAGAAGGATCTTCTACGTTGATACTGGGAATCTTCCTACAAGTAAGGCTGAGTTGTTCATGGAGCGGCTCAAAGATAAATTCAAGAAGGAAAAATATTATAATAACGCCCAAGGGACGGTAGATTCACGCCATAACCCAATGTCTATGGATGAGGACTTCTTCGTCCCCACCAAGAACGGAAGAGGTACTAAGATTGATACCCTTCCTGGCGCTACTAACCTAGGCGAGATCGAGGATGTTCGCTACTACAGGGACAAACTCCTAGCAGGCCTTAAAGTTCCTAAGGATTACCTAGTAGAGAAGGACAAGTCTCCTGAGCGCAAAGCTAACCTCTCCCAGCTAGATGTTAAGTTTGCTAGAACTATTCAACGAATTCAAGTAGATGTTATCGTTAGCCTTGAAAGCATAGCTAAACGTCACTTACAATTAAAAGGGTTCCCTACTTCCCAAATCAAAGATCTTAAGATCGCTCTCCCAGAGCCCTCTGATATGTCAGCAAAGCGTAAACTAGACATTGATGAGCAAAAAGCTAGAGTTATCCAAGCAGTACTAGGATTAGGTCTATTTTCTAAAACTTCTATCTATAAAGATTTCTATGACATGAATGACGAAGAGATAGAAAGAATGGAAAAAGAGCTTGAGAAAGATCAGGAGAAGGACTTGGCTCTACAAGAGAAACAGGCAGCTATTCAGCCAAACGCTGAAGCTAATGCAGAAGCAGGCGCACCAGAGGGCCTAGGGACTCCAGGGGCGGGACCAGAACCTGCGGAGAATACTCCTCCTACAGCAGAATCAAAGATTTCGGGTTTGGAGTCATTGAAAAACTTAGTTCTAGAAAGTGACAAGAAAGATGTTATTTCTAGAATAATCACAAAACAAAAAAGAAAAGTAGATAGCACAACCTAAAGCTTGCATATATAAGTTTAGAGTTCGTAATTGGAGATAAACAATGTTTTCGAAATTATTTGAAGAAAGAGATAAAACTATTACTCACCTTGTTAAATTAGGTGATTGCGTAGCCAGATCTTTGAGAGAGAATGTGAGCCTTTTTGCTATTGATAGCAACAACTCACAAGTCTCTTATTTAACAGAGAGTGGTAAAGTTATTAGTGGAGAGTACTCCATGGGAAAAGATGTTGTCCTTAACAACATCAAGGTTCAGGATTCATCAGTTTTTGAAGATCCTGAAAAGCTTGATGTTTTTGTTTCTGACAAGATCCACTCCTTTGTTGAGAGTATCCACTACGGGGAGTATGCTTCGGCTGATGATTCCCTAGGTGGTATCCTTTCTTTATGGGAGAATCGCCTAAAGATCTCAAGTGTACAAAGTAAGCTACATGAGCAGAGCACCAAGCTTAAGAACATCGAGCAGATTATTGAATCTTCAGAGTTCCAAAAGCTTATGGAAGTTTCTCCTCAGCTTCATACTTTCCTCACAGAGAACTTTGACAAGATTATCTCCGTTCCTGAGATTCGTAACGCTGTGAACTTGTCGAACGCTGTCTCCAAGGCCTTCGATTTCCCAAAGCTTACTCTAGAGGACATCCAAGAAAACAAAACATACACTCTTAAGGATGGAGTTAGCCCTTCAATCTACGATATGGTATGTCGCCAGGAACTCGTAAAGAGAGAGCTTATTGAGTCTAAGAGAAGCTTCGATACCATCTGGGCAGACAATGATTCTATCCAAAAGCTCGCAGGACTTATCTTTGAGAGCGATGAAGAGGTTGTAGCCTCTTTATCAGAAGCCCTTAAGGAAGTTCCTTACTTGTCTCTAGCCTCTAAGAAGAGCCTTTTCAATACCTTCTCCAACTGTCTAGCACAAGTAGACGGTATTGGTGTTTCTGATAAGGATATCCAAGGTTACGCATCTCGTATCTTTGAGTACAAGAAAGAAGTAAAGGAAATCTTCATTCAGAACATTAACGAGAAGTACGGTGTTAATATCCAAAACCTCCAAAGCCCAGCTTCCTTTAAAAGCTTAGCCAACACTCAAGTAGTAATCTTTGAAGCCCTTTCCCGTTTAGCTCCAAAGGGATCCCTTCTTAAAGAAGTACTATCTGAGATGGCAACAAGCCTTAAAACCAAGTGTGGGGTAGAGTGCATCGACGTTAACGACTATCTCCTAGAGATGTTCGTTGAGGTAGGCTTTACTTCTGTACTTGTGGAGGGTGCTTCTACGCCTTCTAAAGTAAATTTCCGTAGGGTAACTAAAGACATTAGTGACATCCAAGATCTTGTCAAAACCCTTCAAAGTAAGGTAGATCATGAGTACGCAAGTGACGAGAGCCTGGATAATGAAGCTCTTGCTTCTGAACCTGAGTCTCCTGCCGCTGAGAAGCCCGAACCTGCTCCTGAAGAGGAAGCTCCTGAAGAACTACCTCCTGAAGAGGAAGCTCCTGAAGAACTACCTCCCGCCCCAGAAGGTGAATATGCCCCTGCTGGCTCAAGTGAGGAAGAAGCTCCTGGGAAGCCACCTGTAAAATCTCAAAAAGACGTAGTTGGAGATCTTGCTGGTTTAGAGAAGATGATGACTGACATGATTGATGATTTTGATTTTGGTAACGAAAAGGAGACTAAGTAATGGATCTTACAACAGGACAAAGAACTTTTTGTTTAAACCTTTCTGGTCTAAGCATACCAGACGAGACTACGGTAACTCATGTTCCTTTTAGAGATTCTTCTGGTAACCTTATTAAGTGTAATTATGTTAGAGTTTCTGCTTCAAAAGGGGGAGGTTCGAATCCTCCTAATGGAGTTTTAGTTGAACTAAGTGGAGTATCTCATATAGGAAATGCTGTTCTAAATGAGTTATCTGGTATGCAAGCGTCTTCTGCAAATATTAATCCTAGTGGAGTATGTGGTTTTGGCCTTCTTTGTTCTTACCTCGCTGTTGACTCAGGAGAATGGCATGGATCTAATGGAGAAGTAGCAACTGCAATTAACTTAGTTATTGGTGGGGCGCCTTCGGTGTGCGACTCTTATTCTATCACCTACGGAAACCTTTTCCAACTGAATCCTCTTAGGCTATCCCAAGGTTACGATAAAGGCGTATAAAGGGTAGATAACTAGTGGCTGATTTTTCCTCATTTGTATCCGTAGAAATTGACGAGGCGGGAAGACCTTTATACTTAAAAAGTACGGTCGAAGGGGATACTATTGCTAGTGGTTTATTTCCTTATAATGTTAATCATGCTGCTAGTGCTTTTCCTACAGCAGATGCTCAGTTAGCTGCTTTAACTGTTAGTTCTTCTGAGTTATCTACTGCTATTGATGGTATTGTCCTAACAGGAGGAGCTAGTGCTGAGGGGTATGCTGATTGGAACCAAGCAGTAATAGATGTAGCCACTAATACTACTGATATAGGTAATAATGATACTGATATAGCCGCTAATCTTGCTTCTATAGGTAATATGGTTGTTAGTGCAAGTGAACTATCTGCTGCTATTGACGGTATTTCGGTAGGTAGTTATGATGATTCCTTATTACAAGCAGCGTCAGGCAATTGGGATAATACATATTCTGTTGTTGATAGTGCTTCAGGCAATTGGAACAATGTATTTTCTGACGTTGATAGCACTTCAGCTACTTGGGATCTAGCAGTAGTAAATGTAGCTAATATGGTTGTTAGTGCAAGTGAACTATCTGCTGCTATTACTGCTAGTGCATTAGCTATAGTCGCTAATACTGCTTCTATAGTTAATAATGATAATGATATAGCCGCTAATCTTGCTTCTATAGGTAATATGGTTGTTAGTGCAAGTGAACTATCTGCTGCTATTACTGCTAGTGCATTAGCTATAGTCGCTAATACTGCTT